ATCGGAATCCCTCCGGACATGAATATCTACATGCAACTTGGCATGGGATACTGTCTGCGGAGAAAGATGGCCCGCTGGGGTATCAACCTCAACGACCAGTCTGTCAATCAGACTCGAGCTTACCAAAGTTCGATCAATGGAAAGCTAGCCACACTTGACCTGAAGAGCGCAAGCAATTCGGTCACGCAGGCTTTAGTCTGGCGTATGATTGGGGAGACCCCCCATAGTATGCTGGACCCCACTTGGTACAAGATGCTGGATGCGTTGCGTACTGAGAGTGCCATGATTGACGACACCCCTCATACGTATGAGCTATTCTCAGCAATGGGTAACGGCTTCACGTTCGAGCTTGAGAGCTTAATCTTTTTCGCTCTATCTGTCTCGGCGTGTGAGGTTTTGGGCATACCTGAGGATGTGACGGTTTATGGGGATGATCTTATTGTCCCCGTTGAGGCCGTCGACCTGTTGACGAAAGTCTTGGCATGGTGTGGATTTCGGTTGAACACCGATAAATCTTTTTCCATGTCGACGGGTAACATCTTCCGCGAATCGTGCGGGAAGCACTATCGCAATGGTGTGGACGTTACGCCGCTTTACGTTGATGGTGCCCTAGATAGGGCCGAGAACGTAATCCTACTCGCTAATAATCTCCTTCGTTGGGCAACCAATGAGGGTGGTTGGCGTGATGGACGGGTATATCCCGTTTATCTATGGATACTTTCTCACCTTTCCAGTGAGGCTCTGGCCACGGCTATTCCTTTCGGAGAGGGCGATGACGGTCTCATCAAATCGTTCGATGAGGCTGTACCACGACGTGCGTACCTCAAGTCGGAGGGGCTCTACGCGCGAACCTTTATAGGGTTCCGTACAAAGAGCTTCTCCTACGGCCATCGAGAAAGGCTTCTCGAGGGTGAGGATGCGCTAGTCACCTGGCATTATAACTGCTCTTTTACCCGGTTCACACCGGAAAGAGAGTTGAGTTACCAGGTGCAAGACCCACAGCCAGTGAAGACTCCGACAAGTCGGAAGAAATGCTGGCGAAAGAGGTCGCGGGTAACGCCGTTTTGGCCCAGCCTTGGGCCGTGGGTATCCGATGACGGTCTCTTCCATCCTGGAGGAGACTTGGAGTTAGCCGTCAGACTTTGGTCGGCTCTCTCCGATAGTGTTGCTACGCCTGGGCCTAGCAAGCCTGGGGAGAACGTGTGACATGAAGTCATAGACTGAACC